ATGGCAAAACGACCCGAGTATGACTGGGAGCAGATAAAAAGTGAATATATAACAGGAAGGATCAGTCTGCGAGGGCTACATGAGAAATATGGTGTGAGTCAGAGATTAATCAATGAGAGAAGCAGAAAAGAGCAGTGGAGGGCGCAAAGGGAAAAGTACCGTGATCGTGTGGTCAGGAAAGTGGTAACAAAAACGGTAACAAAACAGGCTAATGAACTCATGAAGGAAATCGATGCAGTTGACAAGATATCGGATATCCTGGCGAAGACTCTTGCCGACACACAGCAATTCAACAGGCATATCATACAGACTCGTGAAAAGAACGGGAAGCATGAGGAATGGGATGCGGAAGAACGCGTGTTTGACAAAGTGGATACAAAAGCACTGAAAGAAGCTGCACAGACACTCAGGCTCGTTGAGCAGATGAAACGCTCCATGCGGTCTATCAGGACTATGCAGGAAGAACAGGCTATGGATATAGCAGAGCGCAGGATAAGGCTGGAGGAACAGAGACTTGAGCTTGATCAGAAGCGGCAGAACATGGGGGCAGATACAAGTGAACATGGCATCGTGATACTTGCTCCGGTGCTGGAGGAAGATGATGGCGAATAATATCATATGGCAACCACAGCCTCAGCAGAAAAAATTCATGGAAAGACCTGAGTTCGAATGTCTTTATGGCGGTGCCGCAGGTGGTGGTAAATCGGATGCACTGGTGGCTGAAGCGCTGAGGCAGATACATATACCACACTATAAAGGACTGATACTGAGAAGGACGTATCCTCAGCTTTCAGAGCTGATAGATAAATCCCTGCTGCTGTATAAGCGGGCAGTGCCGGGGGCTGCATACAATACAACGACACATACATGGACATTCCCGACAGGAGCCAAGATCGTATTCGGCTCGATGAACAGGAAGCAGGATCGCATAAATTATCAGGGTAAAGCATATGACTTTGTGGGTTTTGATGAGCTGACACACTTTGATAATGATGAGTATACATATCTGTATTCAAGAGCAAGGCCTAACGGACCCGGGACAAGGGTATATATAAGGGCTACAACGAACCCAGGCGGCCGGGGGCATGGCTGGGTCAAGGAACGATTCATAACAGCGGCGCCACCTCTGACACCTATCAGTCAGGCTGTGACTATAAAGACACCTGACGGAGGATCAATAGAGGTCATGCGAAAGAGGATATTCGTTCCGGCGACAGTATTTGATAATCAGAAGCTGCTCGATAACGATCCCGGATACATCGCGACTCTGGGAATGATGCCGGAAGCAGAAAAACGAGCGCTGCTTTATGGGGACTGGGACAGCTTCAGCGGACAGGTATTCACGGAGTTTCGGAACGATCCTGAGCACTATGCAGACAGGCTGCATACTCATGTCATAGATCCGTTCGAGATACCGGGGCACTGGCCGATATACAGAAGCTTTGACTGGGGATATGCGAAACCGTTCAGCTGCGGGTGGTATGCAGTAGATAATGAGCGGAGGATATACCGCATACGTGAACTTTATGGATGTACGGGCACACCTGATACTGGTGTCAAATGGGAGGTCGGTCAGGTGGCTGAGGCAATAAGGGAGATCGAGGATTCCGATATATTCCTGAAGGGCAAGCGTATACACGGTATAGCGGACCCGGCTATATGGCAGGTTGATGGCAAGGCAAAAGGAAAGTCTATAGCTGATATCTTTGCAGGATACAGGATATGGTTCGACAAGGGAGATCATACGAGGATACCAGGGAAGATGCAGTGTCATTATCGCCTGAGGTTCGATGACAGAGGTGTGCCGATGTTTTATGTGTTCAACACATGCAAACATTTCATCAGGACGATACCGAACCTGATATACAGTGAGACAGATCCTGAAGATGTCGATACGACATGTGAGGATCATATATATGATGAATGGCGATATATGAATATGCAGCATGAGATAGCCGCAGAGGAGCTGATGCCGACAAGGAATATAGATCATAGAAATATCGATGATCCGCTCAATATGGTGAGAGAACAGCAGAATGCACGGTTGAGGAGATATGAGTACGTATAAGAAAGGATTCATGATGGGTGAAGACAAAGAGAAAAAACAGGCAATAACTGAAGATGATGTGAGGGAGTTTGATGCTGTACTGCGTGAGTACATGCAGGGAAAGAAGAGTGTGGACACAAAGGCTACTGAGAATTATGAGTGGTGGAAACAGAGACACTGGAACTATATAGAGACACAGAACAGGGACAAGAAGGCTGCGTCTGCGTGGTTGTTCAACAGCATAATAAACAAACATGCGGATATAATGGACAGCTTCCCGAAACCTAATATACTGCCACGTGCAAAGGATGATGAGCAGGATGCGCAGATACTGTCAAAGATCATCCCTGTGGTACTGGAGCAGAACAAGTATCAGAAAGTATATTCCAATACAGCATATGATCTGCTGATAACAGGTGGTGAGATAGTGGGTGTATTCTGGGACAATGATAAGCTTGACGGCCTGGGCGACATAGCTATAGAGCAGGTGGATGTACATAATCTGTTCTGGGAACCGGGCATAGAGGATATACAGGACTCATCATATATATTCAACGTTGCACTGGTGGATGACAGGAAGCTTGCGGCAGCATATCCGGATGTAGATATCGTGACGGGGAAGTCTATATATACGACGGAATATGCTCATGATGATGCGATCAATACAGATAATAAATCACTTGTGGTGGATTGCTATTACAAAGCGATGCAGGAGGTACCGGTCATAGATGATCCGCAAACAGGTGAGTGGCTGACAAGATCCAAGACCGTGCTGCATATGTGTAAGTTCTGCAATGGCAAACTTCTGTTCGCGTCTGAGAATCATGAGGAATATCAGGATGGATTTTATGAGCATGGAAAGTATCCTTTTGTGGTGACTCCGATGTTTCCTGTAAAGGATTCGCCGTGGGGGTTCGGCTGGGTCGATGTCATGAAGGATCCGCAGATGACAGTGGATGCCCTGGACAGCTATATAACAAAGGTGGCTATGATGACAGCAAATCCGCGGTGGTGGAAACGTAAGGGCTGCGGTATAAATGAGGACACTCTGCTGGACTGGTCGAAACCTCTCATAGATTTTGAGGGTGCAGACATAGACAGCAGTCTCAGGCAGATAGAAGTCAAGTCCATACCTTCATTTGTAGTGAATCAGAAGGAATCGAAGATAGATGAGCTCAAAGAGACTTCGGCCAACAGGGACTTTTCTCAGGGCGGAACGGCTGCGGGAGTCACAGCTGCATCGGCGATAGCTTCCATGCAGGAGGCCGGAGCCAAGATACCGCGTGATATAAACCGCATAAAGTATGCATCCACGGAGGATGTGAGCTATATGGTGCTTGAGCTCATAAGGCAGTTCTATACTGAGGACAGGACATTCCGCATAGACGGTCAGTCAGGCGGACATGATTTTGTGACATATAACAATGAGCAGATCAACGCAGACAGCAGGCGGCCGGTATTCGACATAAAGATATCTGCTGAGAAGCAGTCTCCGTTCAGCAGGGCGGCGCAGAATGAGACTGCAAAGGAAATGTATAACATGGGATGGTTCAATCCTCAGAATGCCACAGCAAGCCTGGTGGCCATAGACATGATGGAGTTTGAAGGCAAGGACAGTATCAAGACCCAGATCATGCAGAATGATATGATGATGAAGCAGTTCAACGCTATGGCACAGACTATAATGCAGCTTGATTCTCAGCTGCCGGGTATCGCTGCAAGCGTAGGTCTTGAAAGTCCTGCTCAGAGTCAGGATACCGGCAAAGGAAAGGCAATGAAAGGTACTGCGGAGGAACGTGCTGCAAAGGCTGATTCAACGGAAATAACTCAGGCCAGGAATGCAAGGGTAAAGGCTGCAAAGCAGGCCGTACCGGAATAAGGAGATAGTATGACAGAATTGGAATGCAGAATAAGTGAAGATGAGATAATGTTCAGGTGCTGCGGTCATTCAGGATACAGACATCCGCAGACAGGCAACAACGATGTATGTGTGATAACATCCGCAATATGCAGCTTCCTTGCATTGTATCTGCAGAGAACAGGTATATATGACAGCGGAAATATATTTGAAGATGGCAATGTGATGTACAGGGTGGATTCACCTGGTGCAGCAGACAGAGATGTATTTGAGACAGCGATGGAAGAATTCAGAGTGGTACAGGATCAGTATCCGAAATATATCAGGATATTATGTGACGACTGACGTGGGGGGAGAGAAATCTTTCCCCTTTTTATATACTCATAGCATACTGAGGTCGCGCTCATAAAACGCAGAAAGGACAGATAATGAACAATATCAAAGATTCACTTCACTTCCATATGTTTGATGATGGTGGTGCAGGAGAAGGAGCCAGTTCCTCCGAAGGAGGGGCATCGGATGTATCGACGGTAGTTTACGGAAAACAGCCGGGGGATACTGAAGGTGCAGGTCAGGTCGGCGCTGACACAAACGGAGAGAATGCACAAGGTGCTGATCTCAATGCAGAATTCGAAGAGTTGATCAAAGGAAAGTTCAAAGAGCAGTACGGAAGCCATGTGAAGAGTGCAATAGATTCACGCTTCAAGAATCAGAGTGATAATCAGGAGCTTGTCGATGCATATCAGGAAGCAACGGCGCCGCTGTACATGCTTTATGGTATCGATCCCGGAGATATAGAAGGTCTGCATAAAGCAATAGAAAGTGATGACGGATTGTATGCGAATGCAGCAGAGGAGGAAGGAATAACAGCGCAGAAGTTCCGGGAGAACATGAAGCTTAAACTCGAAGCTCAGGCGGGCAGAAGCATGATGGAGGAGTTTAAGCGCCAGCAGGAACAGCAGAGAATGTTTGCCCAGTGGGATCAGCAGGCTGCACAACTGCGTGAGAGTGTTCCAAACTTCGATCTCGGACAGGAACTTGCTAATGAAGAATTCTGCAATGCCCTAGACCGCGGATACGATGTAGCAACAGCATTCCAGATCGCGCACATGCAGGAGATACTGTCGGGAGCAATGCAGCAGTCAGCAAGCGAAAGCAAGCAGCAGGCTGTGGCAAACTTCAGACAGAAGGCTGCAAGGCCATCAGAGAATGGTGCTGCAAAACAGGCTGCAGTAGTCAGAAAGGTGGATCCGTCGAAGTTTACAAACGATGATATAGACGAGATTTTGAGAAGGGTAGAAAAGGGAGAAAAAATATACCTGTAATCATCATCTCGCAGGAAAGGAAAGATGATGAAGAAAGAATTAATCAAAGCAATGCATTTCCACATGTTTGATCTGAACGTGAATGTTACCACTCAGACAACTGAAGGTCAGAGCCTCAGCGTGGAAATGAAGACGTTCTATGACAAGACTCTGATAAGGCTTGCCGAGGCAAAACTCATACATGACCAGTTCGGCCAGAAGAGAAATATACCGAAAAACGGTGGTAAGACTATCGAGTTCAGGCAGTTCCCGGCACTTCCGAAAGCACTGACACCACTTACTGAAGGTGTTACACCTGACGGAAGAAAGCTGAATGCGACTTCTATAACTGCTACAGTATCACAGTATGGTGATTATGTTGCAACTTCAGATATGCTACAGCTTACAGCTATAGATAACATCGCAAAGGAAACTCTCACACTGATAGCCTCCCAGGCAGGAAGAACCCTGGACACTATCACAAGAGAGGTCCTGTGTGGCGGAACAAATGTAAGATATGTCAATTCGAAGACATCCAGAGATAATATAGCATCTACTGACGTGCTTACAGTGAAGGACATCAAGAAAGCGGTGCGTGATCTGAAGACAAAGAACGCAGAGACCATCAATGGATGCTACGTTGCTCTGATCCATCCGGATGCAGTATATGATATCTGGAACGATGACGAGTGGATAGCAGCTTCCAGGTATGCAGGATCGGAACAGCTCTTCAAAGGCGAGATCGGAAAGATATTCGGTGTCAGGTTCGTCGAGTCTACAGAGGCTAAGATATGGAGTCATGAATATACCCCATCAGGCGGAAGCAAGACAGTGACTCCGGTATACGGAACGATCGTTCTCGGCGCTAACGCATTCGGAACGACAACGGTCGAAGGCGGAGGTCTTGAGACTATCGTGAAGCAGCTGGGATCAGGCGGTACAGCAGATCCACTCAATCAGAGAGCAACAGTCGGCTGGAAAGCGGTTAAAACAGCTGTGAGACTCGTGGAGGAATACATGGTGAGGATCGAGCATTCGGCAACGCTGTCCTCATCTGCAAACTGATAAGGAGGTACTATGAGCACTAAAAAGCAGGAAGACAAAGTGGAAGCAGCAGTACAGGATGCCCAGGAAGTAAAGGAACCTGAAGCTGCGTTCGATGTAGAATCTTTCAAGGAACAGATCAAGGCTGAACTCAAGGCGGAAGTCAGAGCAGAGGTCGAGGCTGAGCTCAAGAAAGAAGATAAGAAGACTGAAGCTGTGGGTGAGACTGCGGCTCAGAAGAAAAGAGCAGAAGAGAAAGTCGAACTCTTCATTCCATACGTTGAGGGCAAAGGAAATGAAGTGAACATTACTCTGAATGGAGAAACCACTCAGATAATGAGAGGGCAGAAAGTAATGGTTCCAAGGAAGATCGCGGAGATCTGGGAACACTCTCAGCAGCAGGATACATATGCAGCAAGAATGAGAGAGGGCTATCAGCTCAACGAATAGACATAAGCGTAAGAGGGACGGAGTTTTCCGTCTCTTTTTGTAAAGGAGATAAGATGAATTACAAACAGTTTTATTGTCAGATCCCGATAAAGGACAACAATGTCAAGATCGTGGATGGGATCATGCAGCATGATACAGCGAACATAATACATGCAAGGCTGATGGACGGGGCAGAGCCGTTTGATTTCACAGGATATACAGGTGTACTCATAGAGATATTGAAACCCGACGGGAATCATATCCAGGCTATGATAACAGATGATCCGGAAGTAAATGAGAGCAATAATCCATATAACATACAGGTGCTGGATCCTGCGTCGGGAAGGGTATCATTCACGCTCAAAGGGCAGGCAACTGTCCTTAAGGGGACACACTTTGCAGAAGTCATCGTATATGGCAATGGCAGGAGACTGACTTCTGCAAGGATAAATTATTATGTCGGAGATATCCTCGATGATGATAACTTCGATGTGTCATCTACGGGGGATTATTCCTCACTGAGAACGATCCTGAACGAATGTATGAAGATCGCGAATGAGGAGACAGACAGGAACGAGGCAGAGACAATACGAAAAGAAAACGAGGAGATCCGTGCTAATACTTTTGCTGAGAATATGGCAGAGCTGAAGACTTACCTGGAACATGCCATAGAGTATATCGATCAGACTCGTGGATATATGGAACGGGCATATGCTTATGCTCAGCTTGCCCAGGAACCATCAGCAGAGATTATTTCCGGTATAATATCGACTCTCGGTCTTGCAAGTACAGCATATGTTGATACTGCTGTCAGTGATGCTACACAGGACTTTGATGCAGGGAAATTTACTGATAGCGGACCAACTTCAAAATTTTTAAAGGTCAAGACAGGGATTGAAGAATTATTGCCTGCTCTGGCAAATGGAGAATTTGGATTCTGCACGGATACAGAACAGCTGTATATTGGCGCTCCATCAGGAAATATACCGATTGGAGGCGCATATGTGGCAAGCGCTACAGCTCCGCAGAGAACGGATGTATTATGGATAGACACTGCATCCGGCAACTCGCTCAAATGGTATAACGGATCTGCATGGAAAGCAACTGCGACGGCCACTTTCGCATAAGGAGGGAAACATGTCAACATTAAGATCAAGCACTAAATCTGACAGCGGAAACCCGTATGTGTATTATACAGTGACAGCGGAAGACTACGGCAGGAAAGAGGATTCGGTAAAAGTAAAAATCACAATAAAATCACATTTGAAGTATTCGGAGTCGTGGCTTGGTACAGGTGCAGGACTCAAAGGTCAGGTCTATATAGGTGGCTTATGGAGGAGTATAACGATCAAGAAAACATCATCCTCATGGAGTGGTACCGGCAGCCACTCCGCCAGTGATACATTTACTGTGGACGGCCTTACTGCTATGCAGACATCACTGACGGGAATAAAGTTCAGAGTTGTCCGCACTGATTCGGTCGGCAGTTCAGGAAAACTCAGCTCAAGAACCTGTAACAGCCTGTCCATACCTAAAGGAAATGCTGCCTACAGTTCGGCGAAACTGACGGCAACGGCAAGCACTCAGGCGGCTGCAAAAGCTACGTTGTCAGGTCTCACAAGTGCTGTCGGATACACAAGGGTAGTTTGCTGGTACAGAGGTTCTGCTCTTGTTGGGACCACGACTATATCAGGAAGCTCCAAAACGACTTCAATCAGCAGAAACTTCACAGGCCTTTATCCGAATACGACGTATACACTAAAAGCTGTGATACGTGAAAAATCATCTTCAGGCACAGTCATATCCACCAAGACGGTAAGTGTGACAACGGCACAGGAGACGGGGGAATTATCAGTTACAGCGGGGGCCACATATATAACCCTGAGTCTGTCCGGGATGTACGATTCACCGAATTATGAGAGGATACTGGATGTCTGGTATAAGAAGAACTCAGAGCCGGACAGTGAGTATAAGCTTTTCACCAGGAGAGGGAACAGTTCTGCATCAGAAACAATGACTATAACCGGTCTGATATCGAATGAGCTTTATGATATAAAAGCAGCTATAAAGAACGGAGATACGACCCTCAGGTTATTGACTGCTGCGATCAGGACATCAGAGGATTCAAACCTTGTACCGCGGGCATTCATAACTGACATAACACAGCAGCTGGGGTCCAGGGTGTGTGTTATCAGATGGATTACCGATAAAGATGTTGCCGGAACAGTATACACTATACAGGCAAACACGGGTTCCGAATGGAAAACGGTCGCTACAGTCACAAATATACTGTCGCCGATCGCGGTAACATCTCCGGAGGGAAACACTGATGTGACGTTCCGTATTTCCAGCAAGAACAACAATGTCGCCAGCGGTACAGAAAACCTGTCCAATGAGGTTTCACTGTATGTTCGTGATGATTTTGTGTGGGACTCGGATAAGGTCGCCGGTGCAGCTGTGGTTATAACAGCAAATGAGTGGAACAGGCTCAGAGATTATGCACTGGCGAAAGCTGCGGCAGTTGGCCTTTCGCTGAATGTACCTAAGGTAGCAGCAGAGGACAGGATCACTGCAAGAGCCTATAATTCGATGAAAGCTGCTATATCTGCTGTAAATCCCGTGGGTATAGCGGATAAATCCGAGGGTGATGTCATATATGCAGCAGATATAGATGCGCTGCGGATAGCTGTCAATAAGACATAGGGGAGATACAGGATGATGTGTTTTTTATAATAGATGAAAAAGGAGGTGTGCCATGAGGTTATCGGAATGCATAGAGGCTGTCAATCGTGAGAAGCCTAATGGATTCGAGACTGAAGATCTGACGCGGTATGTGAATGAGATAGAGGCTGTTGTTTCTGAATATCTTGAAATACCCAAGGATGACAGGCCTGAATACGACTGGAAAGAAGACGGGCATAAAACGATGCTGGTTCCGGCGCCATATGATGTTTTGTATCTTTCGTTCCTCAAAGCGAAAATAGATTATGCGAATGAGGAGTACGAGTCATATTCGAACAACCAGGCACAGTTTGAAGAAGATCTCGATGAATGGAAGAAATATGTTGTACGGTGCGGAGGCGGCCAGACAGGATCTCCGCAGATAAGGAACTGGTGGTAATTATATGGTACTTGCAACACTGGCCTATACTTTACAGGCCCAGCAGGAAAGGATCCTTGAGTTTCAGGGATTGAATAAGAAAAGTGTTATAGATGATGGTGAGATGAGAGATATGCTCAACTTGTCCTCTGATGAGTACCCGTGTCTGTATCAGAGAAAACCGAGAGCGATGTATTCTGATCGCTATAAAAAGCCGACAGCAATGGTCGTAAAGGATTCAAAGCTTGCGGTGATAAGTGATGGTGTGTTTTATTACGATGGTCAGGAATACGGCAATGAGGGGCAGTTTTCTGATCAGACACGCATGGTAGCTATCAATTCCAAGATATGCTTTTTCCCGGAGAAATGCTGGTTCAGTGTACGTGATACTGAAGACTGCTCTTTCGGAGAGTTCGGCAATATCGAAGAGAAACTGGATATGCAGACTTCATGCAGGATAGACTCGTCGAAGGTGACATTCCTTTCGACAGAGACTGTTGTTGCAAAGCCTGATCCGCGTACAATAGTCGGAATGGGAAAAAACATAAAAATATCCCGCTCAACAACTCTGAACAGATATGTTCTTACGTTTGGAAAGTCATATAATCTGAGCGATTACTTTGAAATAGGCAGAGCATTTGAGGCCAGCGGGATATTTTATATGACGATAACAACAACAGAGTCTGATGGCTCATTCAATTCGACTACAGAGAGTGACATAGCAACAACGTGGAAGCTTTCCTCGGGCACTGTGGTGGACATTGGAGACAATGAGCTTACTGTGAACGGAACACTGAGTGCAGGAGATGGATACAGCAGCATTTCTTTATTCGGAAAGAATGTCCATTCTGTAAGTATGGATGATATCACAGGGGAACTCTCTGTTGAGGGTAATGTGGATATAAAACTTAAACCTGGAGATGCGGTCACACTTACTGTAGAAAAGAAACCTGAATGCAATACTTCAGCTGTCATAGAGGAGGTCGGAGGGGATTATATAAAGTTCCCTGATGATACGTTCATAAATATCATAGCTGAAGGCACAAGTGCGGTAGCGGTTGAAAGTGGCCGGATAACAGTTGAAAGGCTTTGCCCGGATCTGGATCATGTCATAGAAGCAAATAACCGTCTGTGGGGTGTATCCAATGCGGATAATACGATCTATGCATGTAAGCTTGGTGATCCTACGAACTGGCAGTATTATCAGTCCACGGCGCTGGATTCATATGCAGCGACTCAGGGCACAGATGGGGAATGGACAGGATGTGCGATGTATTCATCACATCTGCTGTTCTTCAAAGAGGATTACATACACAGACTTTTCGGAAACAAGCCGGCCAATTATCAGACGGATACTATGGAATGCCATGCATTGGAAAAAGGCAGCAGCAAATCACTTGCGATAATCAATGATGTTGTCTTTTATAAATCACGTGTAGGGATCATGGCTTACTCCGGCGGCACTCCAACATTGATATCAGATAACTTTGGTACAGGAAAGTATGAGGATGCTATTGCAGGAACAGATCGTTTCAAGTACTTCATATCTTTACTGCATGACGGTAAACCTGAATTCCTGGTCTATGATACAAACCGGATGCTGTGGCATAAAGAGGATGATCTGCGTGTACGGTCATATGCATATCATGAAGGGAAGCTGCTTTACATAGCGGAGGATAACTACATATATGAGATAGACTCTGACAAGCCAGCGGCAAATAATGATATAAATTGGATGGCACAATTCGGTCCGTTTGATGAGTTTATAGAGAATAAAAAGGTATATTCAAAATTCAAGCTGCGCGTGAAGCTCGAGGATCTTTCAGAACTTGTTGTCATGATAAGCGTCGATGATGGCAAGTGGGAACTGGTGGAGCGCATAGGAACAGAGAAAGCACGATCTGTAACGATCCCTATAGTCCCGCGCAGGTGTAACAGGTTCGCTATAAGGCTGGATGGAAAAGGTTACTGCAAGGTGGAGTCTCTTGTGAGAGTATACCGGCAAGGGAGGCTGTAATGATCATAGAATATGATAAGGATCCTGCCGCGAGTCCAGAACAGAAGATAAAGACACTGGCTGAATCAGTACAAAGGGCTCTGAACAGTGTCGGAGATGGTGGCGGTGGACGGGAAAACATTCCGGAGTATCTTTTCAATGCAAAACCGGGAAAACCTGGCAAATCAGCATATGAGATAGCAAAGGAACATGGCTTCACCGGCTCTGAAGCTGAATGGCTGGAATCATTAAAAGGTACCGGCGGTGACAAGCACTACGTACATAAACAGGAAACATCGTCTGATACATGGGAAGTGACACACGGTCTTGGTAAAGAACCGGCAGTGACTATAGTAGATTCTGCCGGTACAGAAGTTATTGGTGAAGTGGAGTACGTAAGTCTGAATAAATGTATCCTGAGGTTTCAGGCTCCGTTTTCAGGCAAAGCAATATTCAATTAAGGGAGAAATGTAAATGAGTAAAAAAGTATTAGTCAGTTTAGACATGAACAAGAATGAGATCCAGAATGTGGTTATGCAGATTCTTGCGACTGCACCGACAAGTCCTAAGGAGGGGCAGTATTACTACAATTCTGCTGACGGCAAAGCGTATCAGTATGTGAGAACCAGTGAAGCAGGCATTACACCGGCAACATATGCATGGAAGCCTCTCGGAGGTGCTGAGATAACAGTTGATTCGGCAATGTCTGATTCCAGTACAAACCCGGTACAGAATAAAGTTGTCAAGAAAGCTATAAGGGATGCAATAGCTGCACTGCCAAAAGAACAGTTCCTCGACCTTACAAAGACAACATTCGTTCAGAGTTTTGCATGGAGCAGTACATCATATCCGGGCAGTACGAATCCGAGTCTTGAAGGTAAGCCAGTGCTTGTGCTTGCTCTGAAGAACAGCAGCGATAATATAGTCGCATACAGCTTCCTGAACATGTATGAGCTTGTCGATACATACACGGCTGATAGTCCGATAAAGGTTACAGGTAGAAAAATAACACACATGGACAGTACTGTTGAACCGGGTGATAAAGCCATAGACAATGAAGTGAATCCTTCGTTTGGTGGTAGTTTTGCAGTACCGGGATTCACTGTTGATTCAAAAGGACATTTATCAAATGTTGCATTGAATATGATAAATATACCTGATGATACAGCAACAACAGATGCAGATGGTCTCATGAGTGCAGCTGATAAAAGCAAGCTTGATGCTACGCTTAAACTGAAGAAAGCGGAACTTGCCATCGATCCATCAAACACGAGTGCAACTGTGCAGCTGTCAGTAAGTTCTCCAACGATATTATCGGTTGAGGCGATGTATTATGACGATTCGAAAGGTGATGGGTTTGAGTCAGTAATTGTTGATTGGGAGTGTGATGGCCCTACATTTAAAGCAAGCATCGCACAGGCTGAAACACAGCTTTCGATATGGATATATGTATTGTACATATAAGGAGTCAGTATGAAATATTTAGGTTCGGTAACAGATAACAAAGACATAGTGACAAAAAAATACGTTGATGACAAGGTGTTTCAGGCTGGTGGTGAGATCACAGTTGATGATTTGATAGGCATGTTATCCCAGGGTGGTAATATCACTATCGAAAAGGTTAATGGAAAAGTTAAGATATCTGGAACAGACAAGGATACTGTAACGAGAGTCAAGGGTTCAGCGGAGAGTTCTTATCGAATAGGGGACGTCAATCTGACGGCAGCAAATGTGGGTGCTGCATCTTCGGAGCATAACCATGATGGTAGATACTATACTGAATTAGAGGTGAATAACCTGTTATCTGCTGATACTTTGAAAACAAAGTTGGGGCTTAATCCGATACATGTAGCTTTAGAAGAAAACACATCTAATACTCCAAATGCTTCAACATCCACCTGTATATATATTCCTGCATTAAGTAGGTGTTTTTTCAGAGGGTATCTTGCAGCAAGACCAAGTAAAGAGTTTACATCAGGTAACTCGTATACGTTGTGGACAGCACCGGATCCATATAAACCAGCGGCAAGACACGCTCTTGCGATAACGAATGCAAGCAGTACCAGAGTAGATGCATGGATAAAAAATGATGGCACTATTCAAATAACTCCAAGAGGAGGAACGATAAATAAGACCAACCTGATCTATATAACAGGCTGGTGGGATGTATAAAACGAAAGAGAGGACAACAACATGAAAACAAACGGTAAAGTAAAAGCAACGATCAGATTACTGGTGATGGTGGTGCTGGCAGTCAATGCTGCACTGACAGTGGCAGGGAAGAATCCCATCCCTTTTGATGAAACGACATTCACAGAGGTGGCAACGCAGGTTGCAGCTGGCCTGTCTGCGGTCTGGGCTTGGTGGAAGAACAACAACATGACCGACGCAGCCTGCACAGCTCAGGGACTGCTTGACATCAGCAAAGGCAAGACGATCAGCAATCTTGATGAAGAGGATTTAGTATATGACGATGAAGAGGAGGAGGAAGTGTAATGAGCAAGACCTTCAGGCAGTACGACAGCAGATGGGGCAGGTTATCATATCCTCCCGGCACACGTTCAACGATGGCTTCAGCCGGATGCGGTCCGACAGCCTGTGCATCCATAATAGTGAATAATCCAAAGTACAGGAACATCACTCCGAGGACAACGAGGAAATTCATGCTCAAAGGTGGATATGTTCCGGGCGGTGTCGGTACCATGTGGTCAGGCATAGACGCCTGCATGAAGCACTTCGGTTTCGAAGTGAAGCGCCACAACGACATGGAATCTTTCTTCAAGGAGATGAACAAGGGCAGCAGACGTGCGGTCATCCTGTTCGGTGCCGGATCAAGAGGCGGTATCACATGGACGAGCGGTGGTCATTACGTACCTGCAACAGATTACAAGAAAAAGAACGGCAAGCATTATCTGTACACCCGCGATCCGGGCGGCAGACGGAATGACGGCTGGCATTGTTATGAAACACAAATGAAAGGTTTAATCAAGTGCCTGTGGACATGCAGACTTAAGAAAGGCTATTCCGGTACGTTCCCTGTTCTGCCTGACCGTGGATATTTTAGAACAGGTGATGAAGGCTTACAGGTCAAACGTCTTCAGAAACTGCTGAACTGGGCTATAGATTCAGAACTGAAGGCAGATGGTGAGTATCTTGAAAAGACAGCCGCAGCAGTAGAAAAGCTTGAGAAGATGTTCGGCTTCAAAGTCAATGGCAACTTCGGCAAGGACTGCCTGAAGAAGTGCAGGAAGCTCAAGAAGTAGGAGGTACTATGGACTGGTCACAGATAATCATTACAGCAATAGGATCCAGCGGTCTGACCTCCGGAGCAGTGGCGATCGTCATGAAGCTGATAGACAGGAAATCTATAGCAAGGCGGACCCTTGCCATGCTTACTTACAGCACACTGTCTGATAAGATCGAACGACTTCTGAATCAGGATCATGCGACACCTGAACAGCGAAAAGAGATCGAAGAACTTTACATACTCTATAAGGAGCACGGCTGGAACGGAGACATGGAAGCACGCATGAGCAAGGTCCATGCACTGCCGACAAAAGACCTGAATAAATAAAATCATCCCCCTGATCACTACGGTGTGACGGGGGATATAAAATGTAGTTTTACGGAATTTTTGCGGAAAAACATTATTAAAGTAAAAAGAACGTTGAAATTTCAACGTTCTATTGGTGGAGATGACGGGAATCGAACCCGGTTTTGCACTATTCTTTTAAGTTTCAACATGTTTCTAAATGTTGAAATTTCAACGTTTTGTTGTTCATGTGGTTTCACTGCGCTTTTCAGTGTTTCAATATTTTTACGGAAAATTTTACGGAATTCCAGGACCGGAATAAACCGGGAAATGTAGGCCTCAGCTACTTGGTTTTCATATATACTTTTGACAGATCATCAGCTATAGTTTTGTCAGTATCTTCGAAAAGATGAGTGTAAATATTCATAGTGGTTGACAGCTGAGAGTGTCCAAGTCTTCTTGATAGCTGCATTTTATCAGTTCCCATATTTGCCAGCATAGAAGCATGCGTGTGTCTGAGACCATGAAGTCCGACACATCTGACATTGTTCTTGTGACAGAAGTTCACATACCATTTGTACAGAGCATTTGGGTACAGACAATCGCCGTAAGAATTCTGAATAACTGCCGGTGAATTTTTGTATTTGTTCTGAAGTTGCAGCTTTCGTTCGAGCTGTTGTGCTTTCAGTTGATTCAGCATGTCGAATATTTCCGCAGGAAGGCTAACTGTCCTGTTGGACTTCAGTGTTTTGGGGGTATCCTCATACACACCAACTTTTGGAGCTATCTGTCTGGTACGGCAGATCCGGACTCTTTTTTCATCAAAATCAATGTCATCCCAGTTCAGACCGAGCATTTCACTTTTGCGAAGTCCACCAAAGAGCATTATGTATATACATACCTTAAAGTGCAGCTCTGTTGCCGGAACCGTGTCAAGTGCTGCAAGCAGAGCACTGACTTCCTGGTGGTCGTAATATTCGGCTTCTGTTGATTTTTTCTTAGGTATTGTGATGTGCTGGCATGGTGTGTCATTAAGCTCGTTTAGTTTGACACCAAACTCCATGATTCCTGACAGCACTGAGTAGTAATTTCGTATAGTCTTTGGAGAAAGGCCTTTATCAGCCAGCGCATTGATTAATTTCTGTACGTCGAGCCTTGATACCTTATTTATCTTTTTCTTGCCCAGAATAGGTAAAATAGTGTTTATGCCTGTATCTATACCACGCAGTGCAGATTTTTTCAGATATCGTTCTGCATATTCTGACCGGTATGTACGGCAAAGATCTTCAACGGTCATGCTTGTGCCTTTGACGGTCCGGCCGGCTTCGCAGTCAGCGTAGAATACTGCAAGTTCCTTTTCAGCCTGCTTGGCCGTGCCGTGGAATGTTTTGTTGAATCTCTTAGGGGTACCGGATCTGTCAGTGATAGTGACCTCAAAGTACCACGCATCTCCTTTACCTTTTCTCTTTGTACCTGGCATTATATCATCTCCTTTGTTGTCTACGGGTAAAATACCCGGATTGCAATTACGAGCCGGATATGATACAATTTGAGTGCGAATCGTGGTTGCATCATATGCGACTTCGGGCATTACCTCCTGTATCAGCAGGGGGTTTTGTTTATTTGTGATTTTTGGGAAGCTTTCGTTCATCAGCTTTTACTCTACGCTCTATTTTCTTGATATCTTCCTCTATCATCTGTTTGTCCATTTTGATACTCCTTTATTATGTTTGTGATAATAATCAATAGCATACACTGCAAGCTGAGTACCCTGAATTCTCTGCATCGGCGGCACTGTCAAAGTATGAGAGGTTATTTTTACCGCTTATGTACCGGCAGTAGCTTTTGTGATATTTGTCGCCGTAGCGGGTGACCCAGACGACACCGTCCGGAGCTGTGTCTGTGGTCATGTAAGATGTGTTTGTATCTGAAGTTGTTTCGGATGTGCTGTCGGAGGGTTGCTCATTGGCTTCCATAGCGCTGTCATAGCCAGCGTTCTTTCCTAAGCGGTATCCTTTATCATAACCTTTGTTGTAACCAGATGTATATCCTTCGTCATAGCGTTCCTCAGCCTTGCTGCAGCCCTGGTCGTAAGCATAGTTATATAACTGATATCCTCCGACAGCTGATCCCAGCAGCAGAACTACTATAACTGCGATACATATTTTTGTAGAACGTGCTAATTTGTTATCCACAACTTCCTCCCTTACATATCTTTAAACCTTAACTCGATGATTTCCTTTGGGACACCATAAAACATTGAAAACTCGCTTATCGTATACTCCCAGTGTTCCTGCAGGTCGCTGTCCGGGATAATCAACTCGGATGCAAATTTATTTGCCTCGATTTCGAGGCGATTAACCGACCAGAATGTTGTCTGTAGGAATGGAGTGCATGATTTTGGATGCATCACAGCATGTCCAAGTTCATGTGCAAGAACGAACCTCTCGGTGTAGTCTGCAAGATTATTGTTTATGTATATCAGCTTGATCCTGTTCTGGCAGAAGTAGTATCCGCGAACCTGTCCAAGTTCCTGATATATAATATCTATGCCGAGGCATCTTGCGAGCTCATATGGATTCATAGTGTCATATTTCGAACATAGCCTTTTGACGGTTTCTCTAATACTCATTATGCACCTCCCCATAGCTATGATCAGTCTTTCCTGTATTTCTTCGGCGTGAACTTCTTCTTCGCTGTGATCTTTGCAGTCCTTATTGCGTGCTCAAGACTGGCCGCAAGAAGCTCTTTGGTTTCATCGTCGATAGCTTCGCCGTCAAACATTAGGCCAGTATCAGAATCAAGGGAGTTGAGGATGTCGTCGAGATCCTTGCGGATGTCGCGCTCATCCTTTGCGGTGAGTTTTGGCTCCCATTCTTTTTTTGCATCATCTTCCCAACCCATAAGGTAAGCTACCGTGGTGTTTAAAGCGTTAGCAAAATCAACGACCTTACTTTGGACTATGTCATTCGTGCCATTTTCAATTTTTGCAATCGTAGTTTTACTCTTATAGCCTAAACGTTTTGCAAGTTCTTCCTGAGTCATATTAAGTTGTTCTCTCTTAAAACGTATCTTCTTTCCGATATCTGGCATTTTACTACTCCAATCTTGCTTAATTGATGTAAGTAAAATATAGCATTGTATTGACTTAAAATCAATATTTTTTTGTAATTTATCAAAAAAATAGTTGACTTTAAATCGACAGTGAGGTACTATAATGACAGATGATTGAAAATCAACAGAAAGGAGAAACTTGAATGACAAATTCAAAACGACTTAGGGAATTGATCGAAAAGCGTGGGCTTAAATTGAAGTATGTCGCAGAGTGCTTGGGATTGTCAAGTTATGGCCTGAGCCTTAAAATTGACAATAAGCAGGAGTTTAAAACTAGCGAGGTGGCGGCATTATGTGAGTTACTCAAAATCAAGTCATTAGAGCAAAAGGAAGCTATTTTTTTTAGTTTTCAAGATGATTAAAAATCAACAATGGCTTTGTTCAAGAAATAAAGGAGGTAAGGATGAAAAGTTTTTCGGAAGATAAAACAGCTCCAGAAAAATATAAGCATGATTTTGGCTGTAAAGAAATAGAACGAAAGAAAATAGTAGAGCAAGCCTATCCGGTTGGATATGTTGGAGCATTCGAAGAAAACCCAAACGAAAATGAAGTTTTGACGGGAACGTGGGAAAAAATTTCATCGTTATGGAAGCGTATCAAGTGATATCTCTCGAACCACGGTTACAGGTAGAGGTATGAGTAATTCAGGCAGCGGGTTTTTTGAACAAGCACCACTCCAATATAGATAAATGCTTTCTATCAACTTGATGGTTCTTTCTATTTCGGATTGCAGGCAGGGCTTGTCATTAAAAATATCATTGCAAGCTTTTACATTTAAAAACTTAGCATCCAGCAATGGTGCAAAGCCTTCATATGAAATTTCGTATACTTTAGCATCATTTGTGAAATGCAATATGTTTCGCCATAAAGATAAATGTTCTAATTCCTGTATACCGAAAAAGGATGAGAACCTTGAAGGCATATCGGGAAATTTATCCTTTCGGATATTTTCTGCCTGTACTTCTATATTATGGGTGTTTATAGTTTCAATAGCGGTTAAAGGGTCTTCGACAACGCTTAATCCCCAATTTGATAAATGAGGCACTCTATAAATATTATCTTGGATAAACGGTTGGATTGTTTGCCCGATCTGGAGGCTTCCGGCTCTGTCAATATGGTAAGCAATCAAAATATCACCATCCTTTCGATAGTATTTTATCACAAAGCGAAAGGCAGTAACAATAACGAAAGTAAAAGAGAGATGCAGAAATGACTATAACGATGACAATCATAATGATCGAATAACGAACAACTGAATACCGTGCCCTGTCTCAGGCAGCCAACTCTTTTTACCTGGCAAACTAAAATCCTCCATGATGTTTTCAAATCATACAGGCTGCCTGGCAGAGGGTACGGGAAAAGGAGGAGAGCAATGATTAAGATTGATAAGGGAAAATTTACCACGGAGGGTACGCCGAGACAGCTTGCATCGGAGGCGACGATCATCCTGCTGTACTTATGGGAATCCACGCGCAGACAGACGGGAGAGCATGCGGCGGAAGCCCTCTTTGAAATGATCGTAAAAGAGGCGCGAGATCAGGAGATCAGAGAAGAAGTCAAGAAAGCTTTTGCGGAAAGCCTGAGAGAGGAGTATCAAAATGAATATGACAATAGACGAGATGTGTGAATATCTCAGGATTTCCAGATCGACGCTATGGCGGCTGAGAAAACGAGGGTTGCCGTGTTTCAAACTGGGTCCCAGTCATGACGGTGGCAGAGTTTTGTTCAATAAGGAGGATGTAGATGAGTGGATCCAAAGTAATTGCAAAAGCTGATTGCTGGGATGGTCTTTGCAGCTTCAAAAAGCCGGTATGCTGCCTGCATTGCAAGGACTGGAAGACATGCCCTGAACGCTGCACTGATGATGACTGTGAGAGATGGAAAGATGCAGAGGCTCTGATAGAGCGCCTGGAAAGGAGAGAAGATGAGGACGATGAGTGGTAGAAAGTTACTGGCAGAGAAAAGAAGTCTGCTAAGGGAGGGACTGAAACACAAGAAAAACCTTGTGCATTCGGAGTTCAGGTGTCCGATATGCGGCGGTATAGCTACTGTCGCCACGGAGAATTTCGGGACGAGGGTCGAGTGCCATGCCTGTGCTGCATGGGAGGAAGTGCGATGAATGCTTTGCTTGTCATGCTCGAACAGGCCAGCAGGGACAAGCCTGTGACACGAGAGAGGATAAGAGGTATGTTCAGAGTGTCGGACAGGGCTGCAAGAGAAATGATAGAACGTCTCAGGGACAGCGGATACCCTGTTATAGGTACATCCGACACTAGGGGATACTGGATCGCAAAGAATGAAGAAGAGTTGCTGATGTTCCTGAGAAACTATACAGCAAAGGCAAAGACGATACAGGATAGGGCAGATAAGATGTGTCAGACGTTCTATCAGGAAAGGATGGATGTATGAAGATCTATACGGCCAAGGAAGTATCAGCGCTTCTGAAGGAGCGACCGGCGGTCACACTGGACAGGCTCAGTCGCGGAGAGATACCGGCATATCGTGAGGGAAGATACTGGCGGATACCTGAGACGTTACTTTCAGCGTATATAGAGAAAAAGGCTTTGAGTGAGACGAACGCAAGGAGAGAAGTTTATGAAAAAAGTAAGATGGAACAAGCATAAGTTCAAGGAAAATGTACTGGTCCCGGCAGGGCTCGTACTGTTATTCGTGGCAATGAGTGTCAGATGGTTTTAAGGAGGTAAGAAAATGAAAGTACAGGTACAGTTAACTCATATGTATAGCGATGAATATTTCGAATTTGATAACGCGGAAGATCTGGCAAAGGCAGTAGTTTTTTTCGTGCAGCACGGTAAAGGATTCACTGTAGATATAGTCGAGGAGGACAAGGACGATGAAAATGGAGATAAGTGATAGGGCTTTAGATAACTACTATGCAAGGGACTATTACGGTCCTGGGACAGATTACTTCGACCCGCCGGACTGGGAGACAGAAGATGATCTGAGTGATATATGGGATGAGGATTATGACGATGAATAGAAAAAGTGCCTGCGGAGCTCCAACTCCATATGCAGGCACAACATCAATCGCATTTTGATTATAACAGCAACAGGAGGATATGTAAATGCTGAAAAGCTATAAAGAACTGAGAGAGATAGATGTACTGCCGTTCTGTGAGGAGCGGGAAACCAAGGACGAGAGAGGAAAGAAAGTCATGGTGCCTTATCTGAACTGGGCGAAGTGCAAGGATCTTCTTCATGAGAACGGCGCAGAGGTGGTCTATTATGAGCCGCTGGTGAATGAGAACGGATCCACACTTTTCATGACGAAGGACGCTTTCGTGGATTCTAAAGGAAACAGAAACAGGTGCTTTGAGGTCAGGGTGAGGATAGTGATAGATGATCTGGAATTCATACAGAACTATCCGCTGCTGAATGGAGTGTATGTCGTGAGAGAGGACACAGTGAACCAGCTGAGACTTTCCAATGCACAGGCAAGAGCGTTCGTCAAGGGTGTTGCGATAAGAACAGGATTAGGGTTCGGCCTGTGGCTCAAAGAAGACGAGACGACAAAACAGGGCGCAACAGAAGACGATCTGTTCTCACATGATCTGATGAAGTGCAAGAAGAGGCTGTCAGAGCTCATAACGGCCAAGATGCAGAGTGGAGTGACTATGGACCAGATGGCAGAACATCTGAAAATGGAGATGGTGGAGTTCCAGGCTATATTCATCCAGTATGATAAGCTCCAGCGGATAGAGAACGCGATAAGGAGTATGTGATGATATCGTGCAAAAGCAGGGCTCTGTATATAGGTGCATCAGATACAAGCTTTGTGGTCGGTAACTGGAAGACTGATACTTTCAGAAAATGGTGGCAGGAAAAGCTGGGCATAGACTATACACCTAAGTGGAGTAACCGGTATACGATGGCGGGTACATATTACGAGCATGCGATACTGGACACCATCGAGGGTGTGATAAAGGATGCGCAGATCCTGCTGCCAGAGCTCCGGCTCCGGGTTAATTATGACGGTATCGTTGAGGGCGATATCATTCAGATACATGAAGTAAAGACCTATAAGGCTGAAAAAGCATTCAAGGTATCCAAGGCATACTGGCGGCAGGCTCAGGTGGAAATGTATGCAGCTATGCAAAGATATCAGAAGCCTGTGAGTCTGACCATAGATGCATACCCGATGACAGAGGAACATTACAGGGACTATTTCCTGCCGGTGGACAGGGATCTGATAGAAAGCTTCCCGGTAGGATATGATCCGGCTTTCATAGACGAGGAGTATCTGCCGAAACAGGCCTACCTGAAACAGTGCATAGATAAGGGAGCATTCCCTGAGGAGGACGATTATGAAAAGTATATTGCAGGACAGGAAAGAATGCTTCCTTACGGGAGCGACAACGGGGCTGCATAAGCACCATATATTCAACGCATATAACCGGGGCAACTCTGAAAAATATGGCTTGTGGATATGGCTCAGATGGGACAGGCATATAGCCGACAGTCCGTACAGGACACCACACAATGATGCTGAAGTGGACGATATGCTGAAAAGACTGGGGCAGAAGGCATTCGAGGAGAGTCACAGCAGAGAAGAATTCATGGAGATATTCGGGAGGAACTACTTGTGATAGCAGATAAAATGGATGCCCGCCCGTGCTGGGGCGATGGAGCCGAGATAATACTCCATATCAAGGATATAAGCGATGTAAGAGCATTGATGGATAAATGGGTCGATGGCAAGGAATATGTCGTTAAAATCGAACAGAAACGGGCACACAGGAGCCTTGATGCCAACGCATACTGCTGGGTGTTATGCAAAAAGCTTGCTAACGTGTTGGGAGCATATACCGATAAGGATATATACATGGAATGCATCAGAAAGTATGGAGTGAGTGATATCCGGCCGGTGAGAAAAGACATAGCTGATGATCTGTGCCGCATGTGGGACGATCAGGGAATCGGCAACCAGCACAGTGTACTGGGAGATTCCAGGATAGACGGATATGTGAATATAAAGTTCCACTGGGGAAGCAGCCAATATAACACACTGGCGATGTCAAGGCTGATAGAAGGTATCATAGCAGACTGTCATGATCAGGGCATAGAAACGATGACACCGGACGAGATCGAACGGCTGAAGCAGGCCTGGGGAGGCGGTTGATAGACATGGACGGATATATAAAACTACACAGAAAGTTCCGTGACTGGGAATGGTATTCAGAGCCTGTTGTAAAAATCGTTTTCTTGCATCTGCTCATAACAGCAAACTGGGATGACAGCAGATATAAGGGTCATGAGATAAAGGCAGGACAAACGATCATAACAGTGAACGGGCTTGCTGAAGAGCTCGGCTTCTCGGTGAAGCAAGTCAGGAGGGCAATGGAAAAGCTCGAAAGGACGGGTGAGATAAGCAAAAAAAGGGCAAACAGATTTACTGTCGTAACCATTGAAAACTGGGGCTTTTATCAGGGTAGTGATACTGATGGGGGCAGTCAAAGGGCAATGAAAGGGCAAACAGAGGGCAAACAGAGGGCAGTCAAAGGGCAAACAGAACGCAAAGCTACATCAATATATAAAGAAAAAAAAGAAGAAGAATATATAAATAGCGCGCGTGCGCGTGTGAGACACGGTGACGGTGTTTCCATAAACAGATTCATCCCTCCGGATGTTCCGGAAGTAAAGGCCTACTGCATGGAGCGGGGCAACAATGTGGATCCGGAGCGGTTCGTGAACTTCTACGAGGCTAAAGGCTGGATGGTAGGAAAAAACAAAATGAAAGACTGGCGGGCAGCAGTACGGAACTGGGAACGCAATGGAGCGAGCAAGTCCACAGCACAGACAACACAGCAAGGGAGGTTAGACTGGATAGATGACATTTGAGGAATGGAAAAAGCTTGTAAAGGGGCTGAAGTCGGTATACACAAGCGAGAGGTTTTTACCAGACCGAGAGGCAGTGCAAATCTGGTACAGCCTGCTGAAAGACATGGATTACAAGGTGCTTGCCCTTGCGGCTCAGAAATACATGGTCACAGGGAAGTTCCCGCCGACGGTAGCCGAGCTCAGGGAATGCGCCGTTGAAGTCCTTGAACCAAAAGTGAAAGAGGACTACGGCCACGGCTGGGAGCAGGTGATGAAGGCTGTGAGCAAGTACGGATACTACAACACGGAGGAAGCACTTGCAAGCATGGATCCGGTAACAAGAAAATGCGTGAAGCGTCTCGGGTGGAAAAACATATGCACGTCTGAGAACCAGATAGCGGACAGAGCAAACTTCAGGCAGATATACGAGCAGGAAAGACAGAGGCACAGGGAACATTTGCAGCTGCCGGAGGCTGTACGGGATGCGATCGCAGTTATAAGCAACGAGGTGAAGAGGATTGAAACGAGTAAAAACCAAGCAGAAAGCGAAAAAGAAATATGAGGTGACTCAGAAACAGATGGATAAGGTCATCATGAATGCAACAAGCACAGGTGTAAAAAGTGCCATAGCAATAGTCCTGGCGGCAGTCCATGATGTTCTCGGGCTTGATGATGAGCAGGCAAGGACGATCAGTGACAGAGTGCATCGGTATTGCAATTATGTATGGGAACGGAAGACGGTGAGTGGAGAATACATAACAAAGCACCTGAAACGTGATGGGATAGAGCTGAGGTATGTTATATCGGAGAAAGACGATGAAGAAGATAATGTGTTGCAGGAAATGTGACAAAAGGTATCCCGGATGCCACGATGACTGTGAGGCATTCCAGTCAGAAAAAGGCGTAATGGATACTGAGAAAAACATGATACAGGAAGAGAAGAACAGAGGCTATCTGAACCGTGGATACATACGGGATCACATGGATGGACTGAGACGGAGGAAGCGCTGATATGCCTAACAACGGTCGGATAACATTATGTCCTTATTACAGGGACGAAAAGAATCTGAGCATAAGTTGTGAGGATACGTACAGGACCTTCAGATGGCCAGCACAGAAGAAAAAGCATATGGACAGATACTGCGATAAGAACTGGAAAGAATGTCCTCATGCAAGGAAGCTTAACAGACTATATAGTCGGATGGGAGATGATGAAAGAATGAACACGGCGGAAAAGCTCAGGCATACGGAAAAGGAACTGCGGAGGGAACTGAAAAACCTTTCAACGGCGCTGGGCAAGTCTAAAAAAAGGGAAAACACCAAGGATGAAGAGATAAAAAAACTCAGGAGACAGCGTGATACAGCGTTAGCTCTTTATAGCAAAACGAAAAACGAACTGAATGATTGCAGGGGCAAGGAAGATGCGATCATGAAGCAATTCAATGAGATGGCGGCAACTTACGAGGCAAGGCTCGCATATATGATGCAGCTGTGCGGCGGCTTCCTGGATGAAGTAGAGGCCAGACGATGGGCGCGAAGTCATGATTATGAAATACGATTGGCCGCAAATACCAAAACAGGCAGTGTGAGTGCCTGGTTCGTAGAAGTGCAGGAGGTAGAGGATGGAACTTCAAGATTTGCCAGAGCGTTATCAGAAGCAGGCGGCAGAGAAGATGAAACTATCGGATGTGAAGACCGAGCCGATGAAGAAAAAACGCAGTAAATACGGCAATGAGAAAGCCAGCTGCAACGGTATAAGATTCGACAGCAAAAAGGAGATGCGCCGGTACCTGGAACTGAAGGGGATGTATGATGCAGGGATCATAAAAGAACTGAAGCTGCAACATCACTTTTCATTACAGGGCGCTTTCAAAACTGTTGACGGCAAACGTATCGAGAGGGTCGAGTACATAGCGGATTTCACATACACGAATGAAAAAGGTGAATTCGTGGTGGAGGATGTGAAGTCGGATATCACAAGAAAAAATCCGGTGTACATGATGAAAAAGAAGCTGATGGCCGCTAAAGGATACATGATACAGGAGGTATGACTGTGGATGCATACATGGAAAACTATATGGCTCTTGCAGTATCGATACTGGGAAACTGCCCGCCAGACACAGCATTCCGGAGACTCTATGGAAGTGAGAAGAAAAGAAAGATAAGAAATCACTGGGCAGAAGAACAGATACAGAAAGCAGCAGAGATGAAGAGCAGCGGTATGACATGGCGGGAAGTCTGTGATGTTCTCGGTATAGAAAACCTGGACAGCTTCAGGTCGTGTGTTTACCTCAGGGCTAAGGTGAAGAAATCACAACCAAGGTGGACACCTGAGAAAGTCCGGCAGGTAAAGCAGATGAAAGCCAGCGGGATGACCGCGGCTGAAATCGGCAAGGAATTCAATGTTTCTGATCAGTGCATATATTATGCGTTGAAAAAATAGGAGGTGCAGTTGTGAAAATCGACGAAAACATCATAAACGAAAAAGCAATAGAGATGATATACCAGCTCATAGACCCCGACTTGATATATGACACAAGCGGAGAACTTAGAGACTTGGCAGTGCTGACACTGGGCAGAGTCCGGGGAATACTGGACATGGCAGGGGCTTTGAAAGGAGAATTGAAGAATGAACAAAAGAATATCAGATGAAGACCTCAACACGCTGATTGATCGGTACTTCCCTAAAGTGGATCGGCTGAGCCATGTGATCTACTGGGCGGCGGTAGAGCTGAAAACGCTGAGGGAAAAGGCACGGCCAAAGAAACCAGTTTCAGTAACAACAGAATACCCTAACGGTGACCGGGCATGGCATGGATGTTGTTGTCCAGGATGTGAAACACCTATAGAGTGTGGCGAGACACCTAAGCACTGCCCTGAATGCGGACAGGCGATAGATTGGAGTGAGGAAGAATGATAGATGAAAAGAGACTGGTTAAAGAAATAAAAAACTGGATCAAAACGGATCGCTTCGAAGATTATTCTGCGGGATATATATTGAGCGATGTCATCGACGAAATAAACAAGATGCCCAAAGTCGGTGAATGGATACCGGTCAGTGAGAAATTACCAGAGTCGGATGATGATGTTATTGTAACCTGCAAAAGTTGTCGTACTGGAAAAAAATTTACCAGTACGGATTATCGTAACTGCAAGACAGGTGAATGGAGCTATTTTGGGAGAGATGTCATAGCCTGGCAGCCACTTCCTGAGCCGTATAAAGAGGAGGATATGTAACGAGATGGGAAACAGGAAAATTAAAAGAGGTGTAATATACAGGCACTTTAAAGGTAACAGGTGTCTTGTCCTTGATATAGCAACACATACCGAAACAGGTGAAGAGTACGTTATATATGCAAAACTTGAGCAGAGCGGTCTTGGAAGACGATGGGTAAGACCGTATTCAATGTTTGCATCTGAAGTTGATCATGAAAAATATCCGAATGTGACACAAAAGTATCGTTTTGAGGAGGAGGGTGCAGAATGAGAGAGGTTACAAAAATAATATATGATTACGAGGATATGAAAGCTCTGGAAGATATGACGCATGAAGAAGCCTCAGACTATTTAGAGGCTGCCTATAGAGGCTATATCAACCGATATGTATTTCCGAGAGAGTATGATGAATTCTCGGAAGCTGACTATCATGATTATGCGATTCAATGTGCATTCAGAATTGCGTATAGGGTACTTGAAGGAGACGATGAGGAATGACGAATTTTGAAAAGTACAGAGATAAAATTGAAAGCATTATGTCAGAAAGTGGCTCTATGGCACCTGCTGTCAAAAACGGTGTACCTGTTATGTGCGACCTTATGATTGATTGTAATTTTTGTGATTACGATAGAAGCGATGGTAATTGTTGGATAGCATTTATAGAATGGGCATGCAAAGATGCTAATGAGTCAAAGAAAGCTTGTCCGACGCTGGACGCAGTGTATGAGGCACTTGCAAGATACGAAAAAGCTGAAGAACTAATTAATTGATTAGGGAGGTGGAAGAATGACAAATTTTGAAAAATACAAAGAGGATATATTAAGAATCGCTACTGAAAGTCATAGCAATCCAGCAAAGAAAGATGGAGTAGTTGTTGCCTGCATAGGATTGGGCTGTAAAGAATGTGATTTCGGTGGTGTAGGTAACTGTGGTGAGGATCGCCTCAACTGGCTTTACGAGGATGACGGCGAAGATCGTGACCGTTGCGATGGCTGCAAGTACGAGTACAAAAGAGAGGACGAGTCACCATGTACAAAGTGCTGCAATAACTACACGAGCAAATGGGAACGCAGACCGAAGCAGACTCGGCAGGACGAGTTTTTGGAGCATTATCCGAATGTAAGGAGGTGTTATGGGGTAATAGATATTTGTCCTAAAGACTTAGATATGCATTTTAATTGCAGAGCACAAGAGTCTCTTAGTGGAGGATGTACAACATGTTGCCAGGACTACTGGTTCCAGGAGGTGGAAGAGTGATAGACATAGTGGAACTGCTGGAAGACTACGTGCGGTTGCTCGAAGCAAGAGATATAGAAAGAACAAGCACGGAAAGCAAGATAATGACAGAAGCAGCTGAAGAAATAAAGAGACTCAGAAACGACCTTGAGTTTCAGATAAAGTTTGTAAATGACAACAATAACTCACGCCTGAGACTTCAGGATGTAATCCTAAAAGGGATGGATTTGTACGAAGAGACATGCAAGAACATGAGGGAAACGCATGTAGATGGCTCCGTCTGTGGCATGTGCGTAGAGGATTGTTACAGTGGTTTTGACGGAGAAGCGTTTGAATGCAGCGGGTTTGAGAAAGATGACTGCTTCAGGCTTAATGTGAACAAGTACAACGATATTATTTTCCGTGAAGAGGAGGAAACAGAATGACAGTATTTGAAAAGATAAAATCAATGGAAACAGTCGAAGAAATGATGCTGTTCATTTATCATCATAGAGAATTCAAGTATGGTGTAAAACGACTGACAGAGTGGCTTGAAAGCGAGGCCGACGAATGAGCAAATGGGTTGAAGACCTGCCGGGCGGAGGTCATAGAGTAACCATAGCAGATGAAGACAGTTGCAAATACGAGTACAACGAAGTATGCTGCAACGGCTATAGTGAATACTGTTCCTACAGCCTGCGTGAAGACGACTGCAAGAACTGTGCATTTTATGAAAAAGAGGATGGAGTGATTGAATGATGAACAGAAAAGAGATATTAGAGACTGCAATAAAAACGGTCTGCGAAGAACGTCAGGACAGCTACGGCAAACCCGAGGATAATTTTGCGATAATAGCAGATCTGTGGTCGGGGTATCTGGGCGACGTAATACTGGAAGCTGAAGACGTGGCAATCATGATGATACTGCTGAAAATCGCACGCATACAGACAGGGACGTTTAAGCCTGACAACTACATCGACATAGCCGGATACGCTGCATGTGCTGCGGAGGTAGCAGGGGGGGCAGAGACGGAGCCTGTCATGCCTGCACCAATGGCCGCTGATCAGCAAGAAGATAAGGCCGAAGTCATGGCAGAACTGAAGAAAAAGTGTGATCCGGCTCCAAAGACAGGTGCACGGAGAAAAGCGGGCTGGACGTTAGAGAAGATAGCAGATGAGATGGGATGCAGCATTCAGACGGTAGCAAACAGACTAAATAAGGAGGCACAATGAATAACTATAGCACACATATAAAAAAGATCATATCGACATATGACCAGAGTTCAAGGGCAGATATGGCGATAGAGGAGATGGCGGAACTGCAAAAGGCGCTGCTGAAATATCGCAGGGCTGACCGGCCGGAACTTCGGACTCTGAGGATGAAAGATATCACAGAGGAAATAGCGGATGTGCAGATAATGCTGGATCAGCTTATAGAAGTCTATGACTGCCGTGGTGATGTGGAGAGTATGATCGGATATAAAATAGAGCGCCAGCTCAAACGTATAGAAAGAAAAGAGATGATGGGAAAGGTGTTATATGAATAATGTAGTTTTGATCGGGAGACTGACAAAGGATCCTGAGATGAGATATACGACGGGTCAGAACCAGATGGCAGTGACTACGTTCACTCTCGCTATCGACAGACCTGTGAGACAGGGGAAGGAAAAACAGACTGATTTTATCAGAGTGACTGTTTTCGGAAGATCAGCTGAAAACTGCGACCGCTATCTTGCCAAGGGCAGACAGGCGGCAGTTCAGGGGAGGATACAGTCAGGTAGCTATACAAACAAAGAAGGACAGACTGTGTACACTACAGATGTTGTGGCAAACAGCGTTGAATTCCTTGGAGGCGGCCAGAACCGTGACGACGGTCAGAGCAGCGGACAGGCCGGGAATAAAGGACCGGGACCGGCTGAAGAAGAACTGCCGCCGGGATTTCAGGCCGTGTCGGGAGATGACATTCCATTCTGATGATACATAGGGGCGAGAGATCGTCCCTATTTTTATACAATGGGGTAATCAACAGGAAAGGAGAACAAAGATGGCAGGGAAAGCTTCGAGTAAAGCTTCGAGTAAATCATCGAAGGGATCGTCAATAGCAGGACCTAAAATAGTAACAACTTCATCAAAAGCACCGAATATGTCGTCATACATACCTAAAGCATATTCGAGCGCATATACGGATCAGCTGAATTCAGCAATGGATAAAGTCACAAACAGACAGGCATTCGAATATGATCCGCTTAAGGATGTAAACTATCAGGCAATGGCAAAGGTGTATCAGAAACAGGGGGAACAGGCTGCACGTAACACTATGGGGGACGCTGCGGCACTGAACGGAGGGTATGGTTCTTCATATGCTGTATCTGCATCTCAGCAGGCAAGGAATGATTATAACCAGCAGCTTGCATCACAGATACCGGCACTGTATGAGGCGGCCTACAATCGTTATACGAACGAATATAACATGGATCTCTCGGCACTTGATGCACTGAGAACAGCTGATGATACAGATTACGGAAGATACAGGGACAATGTCGGCGATAAGCAGTGGAAGTATGAGGCTGATTACCAGAAACATCGTGACAGCGTAGCAGATGCTCAGTGGAAGTCTAACTATAACCGTGATGCTTACGAGTTCAATAAGAATTACGGACTGGCAAGAGATGAATTCAAATGGAGTAAATGGGTGGATAAGCAGAACTTAAAACGAAGTAGTAGTTCCAGAAGTGGGAGCCGTTCCGGAACTACGGGAGATTATTTAGGCTCCACAGACAGCACAGATTATAAGATGAGCTCAAAAGAATACAACTGGTATACAAAGCTGGTTAAACAGGACGATGCCAGGAAAAAAGGTGGAACTAAGAGGTAACAATTTATGTTTGATTCGATAAAAAAAGGTATAAAATCGGCCTATAAAAAAGGGAAAAAGGCTGTAACTAACTTAGGGAAAAAGATCTTCGGCGGTTCCAGCAGTTCCGGTGGCAGTTCGACGCACAGATCAAGCTCAGGATCGACACACGGTGGCAGTTCCGGAACGACGCACGGCGGTAGCTCGGGCAGTTTCGGAAGGAACTCATATGTAAGCAGAAGCCCAAGGTATTCAGGACCGGCAGTAAGATCATATGGTGCCAATACAGTAACAAATCAGTCTCGTTCAGGTGTCAGCAGATCAAGCGCAGGAGTGAATCAGATCAGCAGAAACAGCAGCGCCTATAACAGCAGTACTTCCACATCATATAATTCGAGACGTGGAAGCAGGTCAGATACGATACACAATTCGAATTCCGGTAGTTTTGCTGACAGGAACCCTCATGCACTTTCGACTGATGCGAAGAAGAATCAGGAAGAGGTCGCAGGAAGTATAAAGCATTTTGGTGCCGGTGTGGGCAAAAAATATGCCGGAAGCCAGATGTACGGGCTCAAAGACAGTCTTCAGGATGTATTTAAGGCATATGCGATGACCCAGGGCCCTGATTTTCAGATTGCATGGAATATCGCATTGGGCATTGAGAAATTTGCTTATGAAAAAACTGTAGGTAAGGCAAATAAGAATCTTTCGCTGAAACATCTGGACAGCGTAACTGACCGTGTTCTGAAAAAATACGGGAGCAAGCTTCAGGAATCGGGCGAAAAAGATATAGAGGATCTGAAGAAAAACAGTGGTACTGCCGGCAAGTGGGGGAGATCTTCTCTGTGCCGACTT